AGGAAATCAAAAAGTTTGCGAAGTCAAGAAAGGTAAAAGAACTTGTCGTAATATTGAGATTTCAAAATATACTGCCACCCAAGAGTGGTATAACAAAATTCTAGGAATAGGAGAAACAAATGAAACTGAAACAGATGAAAACGGCAGCGGTATGTCTATTTCTGAGCGTTTCCGCAACAGCGACAGCGAATGAGCTGGATAACCTAGTAAATGCTTCAAGTGCTATTGCGAATAAACTTGATCTAGGTATTCAGTATGTTGGTGCGGCCACTGTTATGAGTGCCTATAATACCGGTATTGCCGAATACGGAATTCAGTCTGATGCTCAAATATCATCCCAGGAAGTAGCTGCTTATAATAGCGCACTTCAAGAGATATCAAACTTTGCAGCTTACACTGCTCAAGAGTTCTTAACCGACCAAGGGGAAATAGAGCTTGGTTTAATGGACGATGCTATTGATGACTTTGCAGAAGCTACAGTCGCTCTCGTATCAGTAGTAGAGATTGCCGATATGGCAGTTGAAGCACAACAAACCGATGATGTTCAAAAGCAGGAAGATCTTCAAGATTATGTATCAGCTAACGAACAACTTCTTTCAGTCGATCAAGACACTGTAGATTCTTATAACGACAGCCTTGATGATGTGGCAACTCATGCCGCGAACGCAACAGCATATCTTGCAGTAGCATCCGACGAAGGTGCCTCAGCCTGGCTTCAGGAAGGTGCAGACAATGCAGGTGTACGATTCACGGAAGCAGCTGATAACCTATCTTTTGTACATCAGTCTAGTGCAGTACTTTTAGACTTTTCAGCTCAAAACCAAGGTTACGCGGTCTGGGTAGATGGCACTGACCAGTTTGGAATTGATCTTATGCTATCAAGATCAGATGTTTTATTCAATGGTTCTGATAGTGATTTCTACTTAAATGGACCTACGAAGAATAGCTGTTTCTTTGCTGGAACAGAATGTGATGAGGACATTAACCGATGAAAATTGATGGTGTAGGATTTAGTGGAGCGCAAATTGCAGTTGTACTTGCGTTTATATCTACAATTGCAGGGGGAATATGGACAGCATCATCAGTCTATGCAAGACTCGAAGCTGTAGAAGCCTATGAGATACCTGATACAACTGTTCTCCATGAGGACATTCAGTTGATTAAACAGGAACTCGATGATAACAATATATCTCAGCTACAATCTAAATTAGCGACTATTGGTGTTAATCTCGAAACAATCATGACACAACAGACTAAGTTGCTTTTACTCCAAGAGCAATTAACTGCAGTCGAAAAAGAAATGGAAGTCATGAAAGGTATAGTACAACGGGCTGAAGTATCTGTCAAAGATATCGAAAAGTTCGAAGGCAAAATCTCTAAGATACAAAGAGAAATACAAGAACTTTGGGACGGAATGGATTATCTAAGTAATCCTCTAAAGTAAAACGAGAAACCGCCCTCCGGCGGTTTTTTTACGCATGTTGAAAGAAGACCACAAATGACTATATAGTCACGCTTTAGGGTGTACATTAGTCTCAGAATAGCTTATAATACCCATATAAATTAATCAAAGGAGAAAAGAATGAGAAGGACCGCCGTTAGAAGAGCTACTGGTGCAAAGAGACTCCCTAACCGATTTCAGCAAACAGTCATTGTTACTGAAGATGATATAACAAAAAGTAATAAGCTTATATCAAAAGAATCTAAAAATAATGAAAATAATGGTGTACATTCGATAAAAATCTTGGTATAATAGCTACATAAATTAATTAAACAGGACTTCAAAAATGCTTCTCAACCTTACTGGATCAACTAAAGCAAATCGCGAAATAGCTAGTACCGCAGCGGTATTTGCTATGATGGAGCTTGGTCTTACTCGGTTAAGTAGTTTGGACATAGACATTGCCTTTAAAAACTTAGGCGAAGGTAGTTATGGTTTATGTTCAGTCGCTGAGACTGAGAACTCTGGTCGCAATAAGCCAATGAGAAGTTTCATTATTGAAGTAAATAAGACCATGAACATCAGCATGATCGTTCGCACGGTACTTCATGAAATGGTTCATGTTAGACAGTTCGCAAGAGGGCAACTAGATACTACTATCAATCCTAAGGGAATACGATGGAAGTCAGCCCATGTTAATGATGATACTGTAGACTATATGGATCTACCTTGGGAAAAAGAAGCACACAAACTAGAAGAGAAATTAGCAGCGAAATTTTGGAGCGCAAACTTAGTATGATACACCCAGTATATAATGATTACATTTCAGATAAAATTAAAAAAGCATTGATTAGTGATAGCGCTGCTAAAGATACTCTTATACACGATATCCAAGGGCCATATATGGATTTGGATGAAGAAGAAGGATACTTACTATCGCTTAAGCGCACTATTAAAGTGATGGATGAAAACGGAAAAACTTACAAAGTAACTATTGAAGAAGAATAAGGACTATATTATGTTAGTATATAAACTGAATAAGATGACCAACAAAGTAAACGTCATGGATTTACCTGTGACACAAAAACAACTGGATATATACGAGAATACAAACACTCTCGTCCAGGATGTTTTTCCTACTCTCGATGCTGATCAGCGCGAGTTCCTCATCACCGGTATGATGCCTGGTGAGTACGAAAGCTTTTTAACCGAAGGATAAGACTATGGCAGAACCAAGTTTAGCATATTTTATAATGTTCGCCATTGTTGGTGGACCTATGAGCTGTGCAGCAGCAATCTTTGCATTGGATATTTATAAAAAAAATGTAAAAAAATAGTGTACATTCACGTATACTCATGGTATAATAGCAACATAAATTAATGAAAATGGATCTATATTATGGCAGAATCAAAACCGCTTACTCAAGCACAACGTTTACGTATGATCAAAAAGGCTCATAAAAACGTCCAGAAAAAAACAAAGCTTCAAGAACGCATTGCTCTGCAAGATACTCGTGCTCTCACTAAGTCCGTGAAGAAGGCCGGTCAGTTTGCACCAAAAAATCTTGATGCTTTCTCAGAACAGAATATGTATTACTCAGATAGAGAAGTTGATGACTATATCAAAGGTTCTACAATGTACGAAAATTACCAGTCGATGCAGGATGACTATTAATGATGTATACTAATTCTTTGCGTTATGATCATCATGGTCGTAAACGTAAATCAAAAGCACTGAATAAGTGTAAGAAGTATAAACCAAAATTTCAACCAATGGAAGTAAAATCAGTACATCCATCATATGAGGATAGACAAGAATATAAGTCTGCTCCTCTTACACCAGCGGTACAGACTGTGCAAGATGATTCTTATAAGAAAGAAATCTCATCTCAGTATACTGTATCAATTGCATTTAATAAAGGTGCATATCAAGTAGTTCCTAATAGCGATATTAAGCACATAGGAAAATAACTGTTTACTTAACGTTAAAAGTGTGTTATAATATAGTTATTATTAGAGGAGAGAATTTATGGCGTCAGCAGCACTAGAAAAGAAACGAGCTAAGGGTAGAAGTAATCGTACTTCTATCGAAAGTCAACACCTTGGCCCAATGCCAGTTTTCACAGAAGCCACTACTCCAAAAGATGAAGATGGGTATTGGGCTAAGTGGAGTAAAGCTGCCAATTGGTTCAACTATAAACTTAGCCCGAAGGACTTTAAAGTTGAGGCGATTCGTTATGCTAAGGAATACCTTCAGCTCGATAAAAATGACTTAAAGAATCTTAAGAAGCTTAAAGATGGTCGTTTCTTACCAGTATCAAAGCTGACAGCCATTCACTTCACTGGATTTAATTATAACGATAGGGAACGCAATCTTATTGTTACTCATATAAACGGTCTAATTGAAGAGGGTAAACAAATCGTTGAAGAAGAAGTTGTAGAAAATACAGCTGAACCGAAGGTGGTTATATCGATTCAAGATCGTATGCGCACTAAAATGATGGAAACACTCTATGCAGAATTCGATGAGGCTGTAGTTGATCCTTGGCTTGATAAAGATTTTACTTCAAAGTTTGATGCGTTCAATGCAATTAAACGACATGGTATTAAAGGCCCAGGCGTTAAAATGTTTGCCGATCAAATACAACCATTGTATAATGAATTAAGCGAATCGTATAATAAAGAGTGTGAACAAGCTGTCGAAGCATATTCTCATTGGACAAGACCTCAGTTAAAGAAAGCAATCAAGCAATTGGATACTGTCTTAGCTGATATTGAGAAAGCTCAAATGGCAAATAAAGCAGTACGTAAGACTCGTGCTATTAAGCCAAAGTCTTCAGATAAACAAGTGTCCAAGCTTAATTATCTGAAGGAAGATATTGGTAGTAAGTTAGCGTCTATCAGTCCTCTTCAGATCCCAGGCGCGAGGGTCCTATATGTTTATAATGTTAAACAGAAGAGGCTCACAGAGTTCGTTACAGATAACTCTGCGGGGTTCATGGTACAAGGTTCAACATTAAAGAACTTTGATACTACATTAAGTAGATCATGTGGGCTTCGAAAGCCGGATGATATACTACCAGAGATTCTAAAGAAGACACAGAAACAAATTGATAATGTCTTTAAAGGTCTTACTACGAAGGTCAGTGTACCAGCTGGTCGAATTAACAAGGATTGTATATTACTGAGGGTCATGAATTGAGTGAATTAGAAGACTTTAAAATAATGACAAAGAAAAGATTCTCTGCAGCAGTTGAATCAATTGTCATAACAAAACAGTTAAGTTATATTGATGCTATTACATACTTAGCTGAAGAAAGAATGATGGACTATACAAACGTAAAGCGGTTGTTATCAGATTCCATTAAACAAAAGTTAGAAGTAGAAGCATCAGAGTTAAAATTAATAAAGGTAGAAACTGGCAACAAATTGCCACTGTAATAAAATTAAATTAAACTATAAAGGAAACAAAAATGAGTATTATTATTCCATCATCACCAAACGATCGTAAGACCATTAAAGATGCTATGACTGAGATCTCCAATTCAATGGTTCGAATCGATTCTGAGAAAGCTTATATTAAAGAAGCTATTGAAGTACTTAATGATAAGGTTGATATCGATAAAAAGTATCTGAATAAGTTGGCTCGAGTATATCATAAGCAAACTCTTGCTCAAGTGACTGGCGAAATGGAAGACTTGGAAGCACTCTATGAGTCTTGCCTTAAGTAAAATGGATCCATTCGAGTCTTATAAACTTTATAACGCATTAAAGCTACATTTTGAAACAGATGGGTATAATGCCGTAAAGTATCATTATAAGACTCGGGTGAATCCTCAATCTTTTTTTAAACGAAGGGACAAGTATTTCTTTGCTAAGTTGGGTAAGACATACGGTAAAGATCTTGTTAAATATTATGTGTCTAACTTCATTAAGGACGTAAAGTATGTTGGTGATATGCTAGGTCCTGATGGTGAAGCTAACTATAATGATATGGTGAAGGTACACGAATCATTATCTTATAAGTTTAAAAATGATATAAATATAATGTCGTCGCTGGTCAATTCATTCGATGAGTTGCTTGAATGCCAAGATAACGAATACCCAATAGTTATTAAAGCATTTATGCAAGAAGAAATTTGTTTAGAAACTGTGGTCATACTTCATAAGCTCACAGGGTTTATGAATAAAGCAGATAAACAAATAACCGAGACTATCATGTGGCCTGATATCTCACGTAAAGTTCATAAGTACGATCCATACGTTTCGATTGACCGAAATAAAATGATAAAGATCGTAACAAAGGCCTTTACA